TGATATTGTGTATTCAGGTCAAGTATTTATATCAAACTTTGATGTAAACGCTGCTGATAAAGATGATGTTAAGTTTTCTGCGACTTTCGTAGTTACTTTACCACCATTAACACAAACTGAAACTGCATAAAAAATAACCTATGTTTGAATTAAGACTGAACAACAAAACTATTCCTTTAAAGTGGGGAACTTGGGCTATGCGTGAATTTTGTATGGCAAAAGCAACAATGAACGATAAAGGAGAAAAAGAGAATCTGCCAATAAATAGATACTTTGAAATATTGAATAATACTCAATACGATTTAGAACTTATAATACTATTAATATTTATAGGGTATAAATCTGCTTGTAATAGCAATAAACAAAGTGTTGAATTTGATGAAAATGATGTGTGTGATTGGGTTGATGAAATTGGTGGAATTTTTGATGAAAAAGGTGGTGTAATTGAATATATTAAATACATTATTTCTACAACTGTATTGACTGTTCAAGGAACTCCTGTAAAAGAAAAAAAAAAAAAGTCTAGCAAATCTAAGTTGGGATGACATCTTAGTTAAGGCTGCTGAATGTGGATTAAGACCTAATGAGTTTTGGGATATTACTTGGAAAGATTTTTCAATTATTGTATTAGGCAATGAAAGAAAAGAGTTAAATGAATGGGCGAGGACAAGAAACCTCGCCTATATTATATATCTCAGTAATAGTGCTGAACAATCACCTAAGTCATTAAAATCATTTTGGCATATACCAATGTTAGACGACAATGATGAAGAAGAAGAATCAAAAGAAATGTTAACGGATGACCAATTAGCAAGAACATTAAAATTATACGGAGTAAATTAGTAAAATGGCACAGGAAACACTTAAAATTACGATTACAGCCGATAATAAAGAGGCTTTAGAAGGATTACAACAAACATCTGTTGCAACAACTCAATTAAGTTCATCTCTAGGTAAATTACCAAGTGCTTCAAATCAAGCAAATCAAGCTTTAATAAATTCAGGTCGTGTTTTACAAGATTTGAATTATGGTTTTATGGGTATTGCAAATAACCTTAATCCATTACTTGAATCATTCCAAAGATTAGGTGAAAAGTCAAAAGAAGCTGGAACAAGTATTGGTAAAGAATTAGTTGGTGCGTTAACAGGTCCAGCAGGACTTGGCGTTGCTTTATCAGCAGCAGTTTTTGTATTCTTAAAGTTTGGAGACGAAATATCTAATTTTATTACACAAAAAATAGGTGGTTTAAATGCTGCATTAGATTCTGAAATAAAAGTTTTTGATGATTCGTCAAAAGCATATGTTAAAGCTTCTACTGATATAAATAGTCTTAATGAAGCACACGAGCAATATAAGAATGGATTAATAACTAAAGATGCATTTTTAAAGCAATTTAATAGTACTCTTGGGGATACCATTGCAAAAACAAATGATTTGAGTACTGCTGAAAAATTCTTAACTGAAAATTCAGAGGCTTATATAAAAATGATATTTTATAAAGCCGTAGCTCAAGAAGCAGCAGCACAAGCAGCAAAAAAACAAGTAGAACAATTAGCATTGGAAGAATTGCCACCAGCTCCAACAATTAGTCAAAGAGCATTAGCTTTAGTAAGTCGTGGTGGTACAACTGGTGCTGATATTGCAGAAAAAGATAGAAAAGATAAAATAAAAGATTTAGAATATGATGCTTATGTTTTACAAGAAATTAATAAAAAGTATAATGTAATTGCAAATAATATTCAAGAAACATTTACAAGAGTGTTTGGTCCATCAAATAAAGGAGTTGGAGATGTAAAACAAAGTGAAACAAGTAAAATATTACAAAACTTAGCAGAACAAACAAAATCTTTAGATTATCAATTAAGTGAGGGGTTAATTAAAAAATTACCAACTAATGATAAGGATAAGGAATCTTATTATACTTTAAAGATTAATGCAATTTCTGATGCAATTAAAAAACTTGCTGGTTTAACTGGAGGTGAAGCAAAAACTGCTTTAGCTAGTTTAAAGCAAGAGTTATCATCAACAAAATTTGATGAAGCATTAGGTTTATTAGGTAAAAAAAGATTAGGTGAGGCTGGTGCAAATAAAGAAAAGTCATTAGACCCTGAAAGAACTGCAAGAGAGTTTGAAATGCTTGACAAAGAAGTAAATGCAATATTTATTAAAGGTCAAATTGCTAAAGAAAAAGAACTTAGTAAAATATTAAAAAAACAACAAAAAGATTACGAAAACTTTGCTAATACAATTGCAAGTGGTGTAACTAATGCTTTTATGGGTTTATTTGATGCAATGGAAAGAGGACAAAGTGTTGGTCAAGCACTTTCTGATATGTTTACAAACTTAGTTAAACAAATTGCAGCAGCAGTTATTCAAGCATTGATATTTAAGGCAATAATGAATGCTATAACAGGTGGAGCAAGTGGTGGAGCAGAAGCAGCGACAGGTGCAGCAAGTATAGCTGATTTTATAATGGCAGGGGTTAGTCCTCACGCAGCAGGTGGTATAACAACAGGACCATCAATGGGGTTAATAGGAGAGGCAGGACCAGAGGCAATAATGCCTTTGAGCAAATTAAGTAGTTTCTTAAATACTTCTTTTAATGCAGGTTCAATGAGTGGTGGTAATTCAGGTAATGGTGGGCAATTTGTATTAAGAGGACAAGATTTATTACTGGCAGTAAACAGAAGTCAAAAGGCATCAAGTATTAAAGGACAATCAATCAGTTTAGCATAATGGCTTACGGATTAAGATATACGATAACACAAATATTAAGGAATGGTAATAATCAAGTAATTGAAATTTACGAGAAAGATTATTCTGCTGAAGAAGTTAAAACTTATCAGCCAGTATCAATAATAGTTCAACCTAATTCAAACGAGGAATATCCTTACCCTACAATTATATCTACTCAACTTAACTTTTCTATTTTATTAGAAACACAAGATGATTATGACCAATTTCCAAATGTATTAAGTCAGGATGATAGAAAATATTATGTAGTACTTAAAGAAGCTGCAAATGTAATGTGGAGAGGATATATGTTTAATGATTATACTCAAATGGGTTTTTCAACAGGCATAACTCAAGCAGACTTTACTTGTATTGATGCTATTTCTTTTATACAAAATATTCAATATGTAAGAGATGATAGTATTAATCAATTAGATACACAATTAAATGTTATAAGTGCTGCATTAAGATTATTGGGTTATCCTGATGTATTGAATTTAGTTGTGGCTTGTTCTTATTTTGCAGAAGGAATGAATAATAGACAAGATAATACAGACAATGAACCATTTAGCCAAATATATCAATATAGAAGGGATTTTATGGGTGAGTCTTATTATGATATTATTGGTAAAATAATGACATCATTTAATTGCAGAATGTTTCAAGCTAACGGAGATTGGTGGATATGTTCTATGAATGAAATGGCAGCAACTACAAATTATTATACTAAATATGATATAACAACTGCTCCTTTAATTTTAAATAGTGGTGTTTTAGATAATACAATTAATATAGTTCCTTATGAAGATGGTAATGTTCATTTTATCAACAATAGCCAAATAAAACTATTAAAGAAAGGATTTTATAATATACAAGGAAGAGGTGCTTATGAAACAGCTTTAAACTATTGTGATAACGCAGATTTAAAATTAAATACTGGTACTACTGCCGTAGGATTTATACCTGCATATAGTGGAACAGGTACAGTTAGTTTTATTACTCATAGTGATTCTCAATTTGATGAGGTTTTTATAGCTAGAGGTTCTAGTGGAGATGCTTCAATATCTAATGGTAATACTTTAATTCCTTATTTTTATTTACCATATATAGGGGAAGTTCCTTTTAATTTAAGTTTTGAGCATAAAACATTTTTAAGTGCTAAACTTCAAATTAAATTAATTACGGCAGGAGGAACAAAATATTTAGATAATAATGGTGCTTGGCAAACTTCTGTACAAAATATACCAATACCTGATTCAAGTATTGAATACGCAACATATAATAGAAACATTCCACCTTATGTTGAATTTAGTATTCCAATATTTGGGTATTTACAATTTACAATATTAGTTAATGTAAGTGGAGAAAATGGTTATTATAAAAACTTTATTATTCAAAGAGATACAAGCCAAGTTAAATATATACAAGCTAATTTTAATCCATACAATGAGACTCAATCTACTTTGAAAGTATTTGAACAACCTTATGGTAATAACTATCCTTCTTTATCAACTGCTGGTTTTTCTATAAATAAAGGGGTTTTATGTTCTTCAGATGGCAAATTCTTAAAGAATTGGTATTCATCTTGTCCTAGTGGTACTCCTTATGGAGCAGTAGATTTAGTTGTTTTTATGACTTATCAAAACAT